CTCAATAAACATTGGTGGTATTTTATTTCTATCTTTAGATGGGAATATATCTACACCTACCCATAATCCATCAACAGCTTTAGCTGCTTTTTCAACATGTTCTATTTCTAAATCAGTTAACTCAATCGGAGCTGGTTTAGAACCAAGTGATACATTACTTCTAAAGTCTTTTGCTACTACAGGTCTTTTAATAGCGCCATGAAATTTACCACCAATAACATGAGCACGTATATCAAATGTAAAGTCCTGAATCATTTCTTGCAATAAGACACCCATGTTTGGGTCTAACTTATATAATAACTGTACAGTTGAATGTAATGAACTTTCTGAATCTACTTTAATAACACCAATACCTAATGAACCTGTAAGTGTTTTAAGAATAACTGGATATTTAGCGCCAAGTCTTTCCATAGCAGGTATTGCTTTTTCTGGATGATGAACTAAAACTGTTTTAGGCTGAGCTAGTTCTGCTTCAGCAAGATATAAACTTGTTCTATATTTATCAGATGTTATCTCCATACATGCACGAGTGTTAACACATACAACACCAGCTCTTTCTAACTGAGTTAAAAAGTCTGACCAAGCTTTTCTTTTAGTAACTGGAGCTCTTACAAATACTAGTGTGTTTTCATCTATTCTAAACTTTCTTACTTTTTTATCAGTCATACCATCATAGATATACCTTACTCCATCTTCTAAATCAGAATAAGCACCTTGTACATCAACTTTAAATCCCTTTAAACCTACAGAATCTCCTTCTTTTATAAAATCATCTGCAGTAGCTTCTGGGTCATCAGGGTCTTCAGGGTCATCATACCATAGATATACATACCTATAACTTTTCTCTTCCTCTGTTATTACTGTTTTTTCAGCTGTAAATTCGTTAAAATTTTGCATTTCCTGTCCATTCTTGTTCGAACCAAATGTTTCCATCATCGTCTTTAGTATATTTATCCTTTTCGTAGTTCCCACTCTCAAGAAAACCAAATGGTAACATATCGTCTTGTATTGCAGCCAACCTTTCTCTATATAACATATCTTTCATATCAATATTTGTCAAAGCTTGAAATACATCAGTTGTAGTAAACCAAGCAAAAAGAACTAAGTTCATCATTAAATCGTCATGATTCGGAGCTTGGGCCATGTAACTATTTCCTTTACTTACAAAGGTACTCATTTCAACTATTGTATTAGCATCATTTATTTTAAGCTTACCTTGTTCTATTAAGTCTTTTATGCTTGAACAACCAATACGTTTAACTCTTCGAGTCATAGTAGCACCAAGAGCATTTGCTTTAATACTTGATTCTACAAACATGTTTTCGTATTCTAAATCATAATATAAACCATTACAAACAACTCCACCTTGGTCGTTGCTTTCAACAACTACATAAGCTTCATTAAATGTATTTGCATATTTGTATATAATATCTGGCAATAGCATTGGAGATATATTGTTATCTCTAAATACTGCTACCTGTTCAAATGGTTGTTCACTTACATCAATTATTGTAAATGTACTATAATCTTGATTTCTACCTTTAGATACATCAACAGTCATTACATACTCGTGGCCTTCAATTGGCTGTTTATATATGTAAACGTTTTCTTTAAAAAACTCTGGGTCAACACTTACTTGAGCTAATAAATGATTAGCACTAATTAATGTATTACCTCTTCCATGAAAGGTATTACCAAACTCTTGTTCGAACTGTAACTCAGAAGTATTAGATACAGTAGTTTCTTTCCATTTATCATCTCTTCCTGGAACATCCCACCAATCTACTCTAAACGGTTTAAACTCATTTGTTTTTTGTACTGCACCTTCCCATAGTTTATGGTATATATTACCTATTCCATTTGCTGTAGATGTAATAATAATCTGAGTATCTTTACCAGCAGATACTACAGGATAAGTTGATGTATAAAATTGTGCGTCATTTTCTACAAATGCAAACTCATCAAGGAATAGTAAGTTAATAGATAAACCTCTTATTGAACTACCAGAAGTAGCTGAAGCTATTATCTTACTATTATTACTAAATTCTATACTACCTTTATTTAAAGCCTTACATCCTGGCTGTAAAAAAAATGGTAAATTTTCTAACGCTAACGTGATACGCGCGAGCATTTCTCTTGCAACTGCTCCTTTATTTGCTAATATTGCAATTGTTTTTTCTGGATGAAACACTGCATACCATAAGAGATATACAACTGAAGATATTGATTTACCACTTTGTCTACATGCTAATACTATACTAAATCTATTATCATTAAAATGTTTAAACATGTTTTCTTGATAAGGATATAAATTAAATGGAACTAATCCTTCGTCTAGATTTATAATTTTAATATATGTCCTAGCAAAATATGCTGGGTCTCTCATACATCTTTGATATTCTAGAATGTCATCTTTTGTAAATTCAGTTTCAACACCATCTCTTTTTACAGACGGATTGCCTAGATAACCAAACTCATTATTCTTTAACTTTTGCATCAATCACATTATCTCTATCTAATAAAAGTCTTTGTAAGTCTGTTGTACTACCTACAAACATATTATTATTCGTCACATTTTTTTGTTTCTCAGTTTCATCAGCTGTTAAATCTTTCTTTTTCTTTTGTAAAGACATAAGCTTTTCAGTAGTATCACCGATATTTTTTATTGTTTGAGCAAGTACTTCAAACGCTCTTGGATGTTCAGATTCTCTTGCTAATTCAGCAAGTACATCCATTGAACGAGTGCCAGTATATATTAAGTCTTTATAAGTTTTACGCGAAAACTCATAATCATCTTTAATATCTTTATCTATTTTGATAGGTCTATTTTTAGTAGCTGGCAAATTCTTTTGTAGATTTGCAGCCATCTTTTCTTTTTTATCCATTATCCACCTTCAGTTTTAGTTTCAGTTACTGTAAAACTATCTGCAGTATCTGAACCACCAACAGTAAAGTCCATTTCCTCGAACGTTCTGCTGACATTATCTTTTTCATGGAAGTCTAAATTAACTTCACGTATAATTTTTTGGTCAGCTGTTGGCCCAAAGAATTTCATTTTCATTGTAAAATCTAATTGATAAGTAAGTACTCTTCTTTCAGTAAAGTCTCCCTCGTATTGGTCATCAATACTAATACCGCCAAGTATAACAGAAACATCTTGTTTATAATTAAATCCTTCAACTGGTGTAATGGTAACATTATATTCTGGTTGAAAATACGGCAATATTTGTTCAACAATTTGTAGTCCATCATCTTGATTTTTAGCTAAAATATATAATGACATACCAATATCATAAGAAGTATAATGCTTTATTGTTTTCTTTTTAGTAATATCTGACCCATGTGTTTCCGATATGATATTTCTCTTAGCCATTTTTTGAGTAGTGTCTAATGTAATACCTGTTATATCAAACGCCATTCTTGGTAATTTAATGCCCATCGATGAAGTAGCGCTGCTATCGATACGAGCTAAATATTTTTCTTTAGGACCATAAGCAAGAGGAACTCTTATCTGGTTTATAGTACTGCCATCAGCTTTTTTTCTTACTACTTGAATATTATTAAATAGTGTACCAAATACAGCCACTGATTTTCTCATTGTTGAATGATAGAAATGGTCTCCAAACATTAGTAAGTCTCCGATGGGTCGCCAAATGGATTTGATTCTGAGAAATCAATAAATCCATCTGCATCTATTTCAAATTCTACGTTTTGAGCTTGTTCATCTGTAGACCAAGAGTTACCTGTGGTATCTGTGACATCGCTATATACTTTAGCAATAATACCACTATAAGTTGATGTATCTCCTGTTATTGTTCCGCCTTGAGTAAATGATTTAGCATCTGTTGAACCTGTTGTTCCAATATTAGATACCCATATTTTACTTAATATGTCTGATGATTTAGTTCTTTGTTGAACTTCGCCAAATACAATTACATTAGGTGTGACACTTGAATCTACAGTTTGTCTTACAATTTCGCCAACCTCGAAATGAGTTCCACCAGAAATAGTTACATCAATTGGCAATTGATATCCTTCTACAGATACTGTGTCATCTATATCTACAATACCAGTTTCGAAATCTTCGTCATTGTATTCAAACAATGAACACTTCATAGTATAGACTGGTAAGTTTGATAATTGATAAAATGGTTGTTCGTCTTCAACAAAACTAATTTCAAAGAAATTATTTGTCATTGGTAAGAAGATTAAATCTCCTTCCATTGGTCTTGGATTTTCTACATTAGCAGAAAAGGTACCAACTTTATCATCCCATCTTCTGCGTGATACTATAAATGTAGCTTCATCTTTTATATCTAAACCAAACTTACTATATAAATCACCAGCACCATCAAAGCCTTCTGGATTATCAATATACATTTCCATAAGGTAAGCATCATCAAATGTTGACGCAGGGTCATCATTTAAAACACTGTCTCTATTTACTATTGTACGTGGAATGTAATAAACATCTTGTCCATATATTCCTAAGGATTCTATTATCAGGTCTTCATATAAGTGTTGTTCACTTTTGACGGCCTGAGAAAAGTATACGTTTCTCGGCATGGTTTATCCTGTCATGAAGTCGACTGGCTGTTCCCAGTTCAATCTAGCTTCTTCCTCTAATCTTGTAATTTCTTCGTTTGCATCATCAAATATTTGACGTCCATTAAATGTTACGCCACCTGGCATTACCATACCCTCGAACTTGATTAAGTTCGTACCCCATTGTCTTTTGATTAATGCTGTTGCATATCTTTTTAAGAAATAATCATTGTATACATCTGTATATGTATCAGGGTCTATTACTCTATAGCATTCAATAACAATATAATCATTAACTTCAACTTCATTATCCCAATCCATATCAATACGTAATTGGTTTTTATGTCTTTCAAAGTTAATATGTTTTTCGTCTGAATCTATAACTTGGTCTAAAAGCGATAAAAACTGTTGTGACATTACATAATCAGTAAGACTACCCATGAATCCAACTGAATGTATATCATTTAAATGAATTTGATATCTTATATCAAACATATCAGTTGATGATACTGTATCTCTTATAGGCATAACTCTTATAACATCTCTTACTAAATCATTTAAAGTAATGTATCCGTTTTCGATATCACCCTTTGCAATAGATGCTATCACAGCTGTTGCACCTGATGATTCACCAGTTATTGTTTCAGTACTAAATGGCGTGTTTGAATCTTTTAAAGCGCTGTATGTAATCTTATTTCCAGTTGCTGTTTTAATTGTAGCAATTGCTCCAGAATTTGAACCAGTAATCTTTTCTCCTACTGAGAAATTACCAGCAACTGCACCCGTTAATGTTAATTCTGAATTAGTTACTTTATGCTTTAAATGCATTTTTTCAATAGAATCAGCATGGTAAAATTGATAGAATTGAAGAGCTTCGTCTACTCTATCATCTATTTGGTCATCATCAACATTGATTTCTATTACAGGCGCGCCCAAACTTCTTAAGCAGTAATCTATGAATGTTGTTTTACTATTTGGTTTTGCCATTGTTTATTCCTATTATAATCTATTTATAAGAGTTTATCCTTCCAATGTTGTTATTCTAGCTTCTAGTTCTTTAATTGTTTCTATGAGAAGCGGTACTAATTTAGCATACGCTACTCCCTTTAGTCCAGCAGTATCTGATTCGGGTGTATTTAAACTAGTAGGATTTGATGTTGTGACAACCTCTGGTACTACAGCTTCTACTTCCTGAGCAATTAAACCTATGTGAGTATCAGTTCCTCTATTTTCTGTATCCTTCCAGGTATGATATACACCTCTCAATTGTTTTAATTTTGCTGTTGCATTACTAATCGTAACAATGTTCTCTTTTTCTCTTTCATCTGATATATCAGTAAAACCGCCATTATAAGAAATATACCCTGTATAAGTATTACCTGCGGCAAAATGCAAATCTCCTAAATCAGTTTTTAAACAGTTATATTGTCCTGCAGAATATCCGGGAAGATTACCACTTATTTCAATATAGTGGACTGCTGACTGGTTAAAAGATAATTCATCTACTCTAAGAGCGGAACCTTTTCCATATGAACTATATGCTGAACCTCCATTATTTTCTACAACAAAATTACCACCTCTCTCAAGATATGCATGCCTAGTAAGTGTACCACCTTCTGCAGTGTAGAAATCTAGTGCAGCATCCTTTGAACCGGCTGATTCATTATAAGCCCCTTGTCTACGACATACGATTTTTGCTGCGTGTCCTTGACCAGCATGTGTACGATGTTCGAAAATTAAAGATGCAGTTGCACTACTATCATTATATCTATCATTTTTAATAAGTAATCCAACATCACCTTGATATACATCACCATAAACTGCTAATTTAGCATATGAACTATAATCTGCACCATTTCCAATATGAACATCGCCATTTACTTGTAATTCATTAAGTGGATTAGTCGTTCCAATTCCAACTTTGCCTGAAGAAGCAACTACCATTTTAGTAGTATTGGCAATTCTAAAATTAATAGGTTCTCCAGAACTTGCATTTATAAAAGTTTGGCCAGTATAATATTGCAATATTGCATAATTAGACCCAGTATCAAAATGACCAAAACCTGCAAAATCGTCATAACCAAGGTCGCCTATTCTTGCTCTACCAATAACTGCTTGATAATCATCATTAGGGTGTACTTCAAATACTTGTGTAGGACTAGTCGTTCCAATTCCAACTTTGCCATCAGAAATAATACGCATTCTTTCTGCACCTGAAGTGTCAAAAGCTAAAACATTAGTTACAGGTCTTCTCATGCCTGTGCCTTCATTTCCAACAAAAGTAAATTGTGGATAACCTCCAGTATTTCTATCTGTTTGGTTGCCAGATACTCCTTTTATTAATGCTCCACCTGTTGCATTTGCACCAAATGCGACATCACCATCAGCCTCAATACGCATTCTTTCTGTACTACTAGTTAAAAATAATATAGAGTTTGTACCAGCTGCAGCTTCTACTACTAATCCATGTGAATTACTCGCATATAATCCACCATATCTTGTACCTGCTTTTTGA